TCAGCAGTTCCACCGTCATTTGGATATTGCCATCTACAGTCTCTTCACTGCTGACTTTCGCCTCTACGGGTTGCCCGAAATCTTCTACTAATACCGTGACAACACCGTACAGGTTAGAGACAGTGAGTGTTGGACGATTTGACGGTCCTTGACCCGAAATCTCAAAACCATCGGCGGCAATCGGGTATGCTTGGTATTCATTGCCTTGCCACCAGATGTTCTGTTGTGTTTGGCTCACGCCATTGTGAAAGCGGAATATCTCTCCGCGCTGATTTGGGTTTGAGCTAGAGTAGATGTGAGTGAGATCTATCTCCCACAGCTCAATCAGGGCATCTTGTTCGAGTTTTATCAACTCTGATGCCATTTTTTTGGGGGGCTTTTGGCATTAAATCACCTCATCGAAATTAAGTGTAAACTCAATGACTGCACCTAATTTAGTGGAGCTCCAGCTTCTGCAACGAACCGTTACCGTCTCATCGCTTGTTCTATCGCGCCAGTTGAATTTCTTATACCCACCGTGAGCATTGAGAAATTGCTGAATCTTCACCGCTTCTGCTTTGTTCGCTTTTACGGTAATGCCTTGGTATTTTTTCAGATTGTGGTTTAACCCTTTGGGAGCGGTTTGCTCGTAACCATCGGCAAATTTTAGTATGACGACACTGGGCTCATTTTGAACAGTGTAGTCTTGCTCAACCTTGAAATTAAATGTTTGCATTGATTACCTCGCTAGAACTCCACCAGCTCGCATTTGTGACTGCAATTCCAATCTCACGGAAGCCTTGATTTGATTGCTCAATGCTTTTGCAACAGCCGCTTGATTTGCACTGGCTTCATCGCTGCTAAAGTGATTGGTTTGATTTACGATGACAGCTACTGTTTTGCTTTCGCCTCCACCTTGACCTTGCGACTGCTTGTTGCTGAATACACGACCGCTTTGACCGGGGATCATATATTGCATCCCATTGCTCGCTTTGAAGATTTCGGGCTGATTGTTCTCGCCGACACGATACATCTGTCTAGCTGATACAGGGCCGCCAAGTTTACGACCTGTCACCGCGGCGACTTGAGCCATACTCATAGTTGACGTGATCGCAGCTTGAGCGGGAATAGCATTCGCCCCCTGTGTGGCAAGAGAAACCATAGAGGCCGCGGGTGCAAATGAAGCAGCTAACGCTTTAGCTTGCACCATTTGCGCCGCCATAGAAGCCTTGGCAGCAGTTTGCCCCATAATCATTTGCTTAACTTGAGCCATACCCATTTCGACAAGGCTTTGTACTACACTATTTAAGATCGTATTTGCAATTGATGCGAAAGCATCACGCACGGACATTGTGCCATTTAGTAGCCCCGTAATTGTGCTTGTTGCACTTGAACCAACAGCATCAACCGCATCACCAAACATTCTCGCCCCGTCGCTCGCTTGCTTCCACTCCTCCCATTGAGCTTCCATTCGTTGCTGGCGGTATTGTTCTTCGATTGCAGCTCTCGCAGCTTCTGCTTCCATTATTTTTTGTGGATACAAGATTTTATATTCTTCGATCTGAGCTAGCTGTTGTTGATGTCGTTGGTCTAATGCAGTAACAGGAGATGCTTGGGCTTGTATAGCGTTAAAGTTCTGACTTGCTGCGGTTGCTCCATAAATACTTTGTGCTAGTTTTTCAGCTTCTTCTCGTTGCTCTTTTGTTGCCGCAGCTCCTAAACGCATACCAGCTTCTAATTTTACGGCTTCGAGATGCATTCCCTTTTGCCTCAAAACAGCAATCTCGTACTGTGTAGCCATTTGTCGCAACTGTTCGACAACTTGCTTCTTGGCTTGAGCGGATTTTTTTGCAGCCGCTTCAGCTTCTCTGGCAGCTTTTGCATCTGCGGTCTTTTTATCTTGTAAGGCTTTTTGTTCGGCTTGATAGGCTTCGATTTGATCGTATGATGCGTCAATCCTACTTAATGTGGAATCAAGATTTTTTTTAGCTTCATCGGTTGTAGCTAATAGCGTAGCTGCATATTTAGCAGTTTCACGCTCAGTCTTGCCTATCGTTGCAGCTTTTCTTTCTGCCGCATCTGCAAGTTGATTCATTTTTGCTACATTGCCATCCAATGCACCTTGGGAGTTTTGGATTGCATTTTGCAAGTCTTTTATAGCAGACTCTAAGAGTCTTACTGATGTTTCGGCATCTAAAGCAGATACTGAATTATCGTTTATCGTTCTGGTTAGCTTATTTAGCTCTTCGTTCGCCCACCCATTTTTATCGCTTAAGTCAGATAAAGCTATCGCGAGTAATTTAATATTATCAGGGCTTTTGTCTTGCTCTAATTGAGCCAACAGTTTTATCAAACCAAGAGCCTCAGATTGAGTAATACCAAGCGTTTTAGACATTTCGCTTGTCACAGAATCCAGCGCATTAATTTCGGCAATTGCACCACCATATGTGCCTCCAAGTTCTTTTATTACGGCACCAACATCTTTACCTTTTGATTCATAGCGTTTTAATTCGTCAATTGCGTTCCGAATACTTTGACTTGAATTTGTAAACGATCCAAAAAAGCCGTCAAATTGCTCAAATGCCTTTTGTGATGAATCCCCTGCTGCCTTAATAGCTATTTTTGCATCACTCATAGCTACTGCAATTTTTGCTTTTGCTGCATCTTCGCTTACTTTTGCTAATTTAATGATTTTCGCAGAAAGGGCGGAAACACCACTTTCCGTTTGAGTAACTACTTCGCTGAGATTTTTTTGAGCTGCTGCCAAAAGCTCAGTTGCATCAGTTGAATCAAACAAACTAGGGAGTAACGCCCCACCAATAGCACCACTAATAGCTAAGATCGCCCCTGCAACAGCTCCCATTGGACCGAAAATACTTAAGATTTGCGACCCTTGCTGAGCAATAACGGTTGAAGCGTTAGAACCCATTTGAAGCATTATTGAGATGTCTTGAATTTGATAACCAAGTTGACCTGCTACTCCACGGATATTTTTCATTTTGTTTGTGGCTTGATTTACTGCTATCGCCGTTTTGGTTGCCTGCGTTTCTAGCCCTTTCAGCCCTTTTTCTGCTTTTAATGTTGATTTTCCGATGTCATCCATCGCTTTATCAACTTTTTGAGTATCTCTTAGCAGATTTTCAAATTCTAGATCTGCGGTAATTACAACTCCGCCAACTTCGACCGTCATAAACAATTCCTTAAAATTATTTAAATAAAAAACCGCTTGTGACATAGCACAAGCGGTTATTTCTGTGATTTTTTTACAATTTATCTAGCAATAGATTGGTTAAATACAATTTAATCTATATTTTTGTTACATTAAATTTTTGCAATCCTTATCGATCCTAATTTCTTTCCTTCTTGACTACCTCTTGCGTTGTAGAAAGCTCGGTGGATAATAAATAAATTAGGTGTGTTAGATATTACTGACACACTATCTATTTTTGCCCTTCTTAACGTGGATAATACGGTTTTTATTGCTAACTCAAAATCATTAACAAGAATACTCTCTTTGTACTCATTCCCACTTTGTCGTACAAAATCAATCTGGTATGAGCCTATTTTATCTAAGCTGCACATTTCTTGAATCTGCTCTAAATATATCACTGAATGGTTGTTTGGATCTCTTAATCTTGATTCTTGAAAAAGGAATAAACCTATTACAATTGCTGAAAAAAGAATAATTAGTAAGACGTTAATTACCTTTACATCCATAAATCGCCCTATTAAACTAAAAACACATAAATTATTTGAGTTAAATATTTAAAAACCAATGCAAGCATCACTTACAATATCTATTTTGCATAGCATTAAACATAGAGTCTGAGACCTCTTGAAGCCTTGCAAGATCAGATTGAGGATCATAATAAGCTGATTTTTTGCCATTATAATTAAAGTAAAAATCCTTAGTTGCTCTTTGGTATATATAGTCGCTCTCTATCGGATTTCCGATAATATCTTTACCTTTAACCTTTCCACATACTGCAAGGCTATATGCTTTAGAGTCAGAAAAGACAATCTCTGTCGAAAATTCACCACACATTGAGAAAGTATCTTTTTGCACTTTTTGATTAGTAATTAAGACAGCCTGAGCAACATTTAAACATAACTCTGCTTTTTTTTCTGATTTTCTTATAAGCTCTGCTTTCACCTTATTTTGAGCCGCTTCTATTATTTCCCAATCCGATGCAATAACAAAAGATGACAAAACAGAAGCTACAAAAACAATCATTTTTTTCATAAAAATACCTTAAAAATAAAGAAATTTTACCATTCTACGAATTAAGATTCGTTTTTCCACCGTCAAAACCTATTTTTGCGATCTGTGTCGCAAAAATTATTTTCGCCAATAGATAACAACGGATGATTTGATATGATTTTTTTTGCAAATAATCAAAAAGGAGAACTTATGAAAAAAGACTGCACTAAACAAGACTTTGCCAACTGGCTGAATGAAAACCAAGAAGTATGCTGGATAAAAGAAGTCAGTATTGAACGTATTTTATCCTGCGTAGATGACTATGTGGCAATCTGCAACGCAAGATCCAAAGATGAATTTGAGCTACTCAATGACATAAGAGAGCTTTTTTATTCAGCACATTACAAGGATTTCACTCCCGTTCTATCAGGTAGGTTCTTTTAAATGTTAGCGGCTATTTAAGCCGCTCTTCTTTTCTCATATTCCGCCATAATTCTGTCGTACTCTTCTTCGGTGAACTGTCCATAGCTATTATTTTCGGCAGGCATTTGACTTTTTAGAAGTTGCTGCAATTCGGTCATCGTGAGATTTTCAGCGTCTTCGCGGCTCATATTGAAATGAGTTCGGGCTAAACTTATGTACTCAACAGCATCAAAACTTTCTGAAAATTCATTTTTTGCAGATTGTTCTTTCTTTGGCAATTCGCAGCAACCAATCACTCCGTGACCCATTAAATTTTTTGCAAAATTGATAATTGTCTCAGGTGGCATTTTACCCAACTTGTACCTAACGCCAGACTTTGACGGCAGCCACTCGCCAATCAACAGGGAAATATCATCATCGCAACAGCACGACATCACGATCATTGCGTTTTGCAGAATTTTTCTGCCAAAAACAGGCGAATTCAGCACTGACCAAAAGTAAGATTGATGAGACTCCGATTTGGTTAAAATGTGCGGCAATATCTCTCGAATCTCACAGCCGTGCAATAGTGCATAGATTTTTACAATTTCTTGTGGGCTTCCAATTTTGTAGATATTTTTGAAACTCGGTCTGAATAAAAAGTCTCGCCCATCGGTTGCAATAAGCATTTCACCAATTTCAGTAATTGGATAGCTAACCATTTTCACCTCAACAAAAAAAATTAGCATTTTTGCTAACTTTCTGTTGACAAAGTTAGCATTTTTGCATATAATGAACCCAAGTTAAACAAATAGGAGGAGGTAGTGAAGCAAAGCGAATTCCTAAGGTGGCTAAAGGCTAATGGGGTAGAGGTTGAAAATGGATCAAAGCATTTGAAACTCTACTACAAGGGCAAAAGAAGCCACCTCCCCAAACACCCAAGCCAAGAGTTAAAAACAGGCTTAGTGGAAGGGGTTAAAAAGCAACTAGGCTTAAAATAATATAAAGCCCCTGATGTTAAGGGGCTTTCACTACACCCTTGAATAAGGAGAAAATATGTTTTATCCAGCGTTATTTACCCCCGCTGAAGAAGGGGGCTTTGTAGTGACATTTCCTGATTTGCCAGAAGCTATCACCCAAGGCGATACATTTGAAGAAGCAATGGAAATGGCAGAAGACGTGCTACTATCTTGTGTTGAAATTTATTTCGATGAAGATAGACGCTTTCCGCTCACTCGCCCAGTAAATACCGACGAAGTGCCTGTGTTTATGCCAGAGAGCATCTACGCAAAAGTGCTTTTGCATAATACAATGCAAGAACAAGCGGTAAGCAAGGCAGAAATTGCCCGATTAACTAATATCCGTCCGCCAGAAGTACAGCGAATTTTAGCCCCTCGCCATATTACAAAAATCGACACTATTGGTCGTATTTTGGCTAGCTTAGGAAAGCCCCTACAACTATCCCTAGGATAATGATAATCCCACCGCTCTTGTTATAGAGGGTGGGATTTTTTACGCTGCAGCAATTTCGATAGTGCTTGAATCGCCAACCTTGAACTCTATAGAGAATTTCACTAAGTCATTGGTTGGGGCTTCGCTACTTAATGCAGTGATAACCATTTTTCCGAGAATTGTTAAGCCTGCGTATTTCAAACGAACCCAAATGTAAGGTTGGGTGCGATTTTTTACCGCATTTGCGTATAACACAACTAGATCTTTGATGCCTAGTTCTTTCGATTTTGGTCGTTTGCGCCACTCACCGTCACCAGAAATACTAAAGTCTGAGTTTGTAATTAAGGTTTCAGGGAAGCCGCCAGCATCATCAGCCTCTGATGTAACCGAATTTGGGCTAAAATCCCAACTCTTTGTCGTCATTGCGCCCGCAACCTTCCATTCGCTTTCTTGTGGCTTTGCATCAGTCGTACCGTACTCTAAAACTACGGCACGCCCCACCACGAGATTTTCTGCGTTATTTTGTGGAGATGGAGAACCCATAAACTACTCCTCTTGATTTGTTGAAATAATCCGAAGTGGTAAGCGAAAAATCATTCGATTATCTTCGGTGAAAATTGGGGCGGGTAATCCGCCCATTGATTCGATGTAACCAAAGGAAGCGAAAGGCTCAACTAAAATCTTTGACATAATCGCCCTTGCTCGCTCTTCGATTGTGTAACCTGAATTTTTACCTGCAACAAGGCTAATTAGCAGATAGTGTTCGCTGCTCAGGTCAGAAACTTGCGGCGAACCACTATTTGGCTGAATAACAATAACAGGCTTGGCTTTTTGCGTATCCTCCCACTGGTAAAGCTGCACAACATAGCCGTCTGCAAGAGAGTGAGCCTCTAACCATTGTTTGAAGGCTTTGACATAAGAAATCATAGTGACAACTCCTCTTTAACAATGGATTTGATCGTAGCCTTTGATTCGTTCAGCGCGGAAGTCAAAAACTCTTTCTTCGCTGAAGGCTTGCGGAAGTTTTGCTTGATATTAGGATCGTGAACGTAAGCCGCATAATTAGCAGAATAACCCACTCTTCCAATCAAGCGTGTGCCGTTCACTTCCATTTCAGTGAATTGACTGTTGATCAACGTTGAGGTATCAACAGGCGTATAGTGCGCCGCAAGAGGGGCAACCGCATTCAAAATGCGAAACATTGCCCGAGTTGCTTTTTGGCTCTGAACCTCGCCAACAACCTGATTCAGCCGCTGCTTGACCTGTCTTATGCCTTTTACTTTGATCCCCATTTTACCCGCCTGTTATCAGCGCAAAATCATCACGATTGCGGTCGAACGTATCAGCAAAGCGCTGTATATGAATAATTTCCTCTGCGCCAGCCAAAATCGGATCGGCTTGCTCGCTTTCGCCAATCAGAACATAATCGCCTAATTTGGCGTGGGCGAACTCCGTCCAGATCACATTTTTGACCGCTTGTTCACGCCCAATCTCAAAACGTGCGCGCTTTCTATCTGCACCGTAGTCACAGGAAATGATTTGTGGCGTAGAAAAAACTAAAACGCCGTCATCGTTCTTTCCTTTAGCCTGCCAAAGCGTGGCTTTTGCGGTGTAGGACCAATTCGATAAATTTGACATTAGCAGCCTCCGACCACATCGAAAAAGCCGACAACTTTATCTTTGGGTAGCAAACTTTCAGCGCAACCTTTCGGATCAATTGAGCGAATCGCCGACTTAAGGTTGTCTAGCGCGTTTGGATCATACTCAAACGTTCGGCTTGCACCGCTAGGCGCACCTTCTGACTTTATACGGCGCGCCCCAGATGAAATTGCAAGAATAGCAACCAGATAGAGCTTGATCAGTTTCTGTGTTTCTTCGCTGTACCCCGATTTGTTCAACGCCTGGTCTAAGGTGTTCGTTTGCTGAACGTAAAGCTCAAGCAGAGAGTTCGGCGAAGTGAAACCCAGTTCGTCAAGCGTTGTTCGCGCTTCGGATAGCTCTATTTCTGCTGCCATAGTTATTTGCCTTTATCTTTTTTGCCTTTCTGACCAGTTTCGCCAGTTTCGCCAGTTTCGCCAGTTTCGCCAGTTTCGCCAGTTTCGCCGTCAGCGTGATCAGAAGGCGTTGCAACTTCAAAGGATTTTTCTTCGATTTCGATAGCTTTGCCCACAAGCCAAAGCGGTAATGTTTCGCCTTCGTAAACATCGCCTTTCTTCAACTCGTGGCTATCGTGTGTTAATAGCCACTTCATTTTGCACCGCCTTAGGATTTAGTGTACTGGATATAGCCAGCATTGCCTTTATCGTCGAATTTGAACTCCACGGCAACGGCTGCCATAATTTGGAACGAGTAATCATCGGTTTCATTATGGCGCGCAATCGGACGAGTCACTAACGGCATACCGTTAAGCACTTGGTACACATCCGAACGCTTGCACAAGCCGAGAATTTCATTTTGCGGTACACGGCTTGCTGGCACGATTTTCGCAATTTGCGGAATCGTCATCACTTTGTTCAAGATAGATTCGGATTTCTGCTCGGAGTAATCACGTGTACTCATTGCGAAATAGTCGCCATAGTTCACATAAAGCGTTACAGGAGAGTAGTAGTTCTTCGCGTGGAATTTGCTAATCAAGTCACGGAACACATCGTAAATTTCTTTCGGTGTCGCAGTGGCTAAATCCAGATTGTGTGTGTTAGTCATACGATTTGGCGCAGTACGCAAGCCGTAAAGCTTGGCATTGCCAACCACAATAGAGGAATCACCATTTAAAGCGAGATCTTCCATTTTTTCAGCCACCTTGCGGAGACTGTTCGCGCGTGCTGCACCGTCGATCTGATACCCTTCGCTTTGAGCTGCCGACATATCGCGCCAGCCAAAAGAGAAAGTGGAATCAATAATCGGCAACGGTGTACCGTGGTAGTTAAGCACCACGTTATCGGTTTTCGCTGATGAACGACCGTCTAATGAGATATTAACCGAACCGCTATCAGATACCGTTTGGAAATGGTGAATAAGTTTGCCAATCGGCATTGATTTTGAAATGCCCGCTAAATCGTTAAACACCACCAATTCTTCGCGCTGAATTTGCACTGCATCACGATCCCATTCCGCCCAGACATCTTTCGGCAAAGTCATCGCGTTGCCCAATAACCCCGCCGAATTTGCTGCCATTAGCGCGTGTTTTTTGTCGTAATTGATCCGCTCGTTAATCACGAAGCGTTCTTGTTCTTTTGTGAATTTCAACATTGCTTTGTTACCTCTTATTTAGTGTAGGCGTTTGCCACCACGACATCGGCATAGCCTTTGCCGCCACTGATTACACGCTGCGATTCTTCGTCGAAGAAAAATAGCACTACATCGCCCGTCTCCGCTTTGGTCAGTTTGCCGCCCGCTTGTTTTACCGTGAGTTCATCGCCAAAGTTATAAGTGCCGTCGGCAATTTGCGCGTAATACTCCTGTTCAGGCTCTAAACGAAACGCCGTTGCAGTATCGCCCTTCGCATACGCTTGTTCGATTGTCTGCCCCTTAAAGCGGTTGTTGCCCAATAAAAAACGGCGACCTTTTAAATCAGCCGCCGCCTCTAATTTGCCGTTGTGGAGTTTAACTACTGCACCCGGTGCCGAAGTATCGTTGATCACGATATTCACCGTTTGAGGTTCACGCTTGACCGAACCGCGATAAATTACATTACTCATTGCCTTTCTCCTCTTGGTTGAGTGAGTAACCATCCCATTGATTGTCGCCGTTGCCGTTGGCCGAATTATTGTTTAATCCGACCGATTGTTGCGTTTGCGCATACAACTCAGTTAATACCTCGCCTTGCAAAGCATTGACTGCGGCATCGCTCATATTGAACTTGGCTTTCACCGCCGCACGCATTGCTGCTTGCTCTTTGTCAGTATTAGCTTGCAAGGCTTGCTGGAGTGGCTCAATCGCGGCATTGACTGCTTTCTTGATTTTCTCATCAATTTCGCTGTCATCTTCATTTTTAGGCTTTTCAGGCTCTTTACCCTTATCCGCTTGCAGCTTGTTGTAGGCTTCCAAGAGCTGATCGTCATTTAAGCCTTCCGTTTTCACGTTTGCCGCATTCAACACGGCTAAGATTTTGGTTTTCATTGGATTATGTTCCTCATTGGTTGTAATTTCTTCGTAGCCAATCTTCTTGACAACTTCGACAGGTTCGCTAGTGAGTTGCACATTGTCATTTTCGTCAATAAAATAGCTCCGCTTGTATTTCTTGCCGCTGTTATCGTCCGAATAGATGAAGTATTTCGGGTAAACAGCTTCGACCCAAAATGACCACTTATCTTTGCCTTCGGGGCGAATAGCTTCACGCAGCGCGCGATGAATTTCTTCAAACGATAAATCTGAGTTCGCCATCAGGTAAAATCGTACTTTGTCAAACAGCTTTTCTGTGCGGTAATCCGCCGCTTGTGTTAGGTTTACATTTTCCACCCCCATTTCGCTTCCGTCTTGGTTTACAAAAATCCCCACGCCATCATCAGGTGTCGCCGCGCCCGGCACATCAAGCAATATTGCAATATGATCGAACGACATATTTGTCGCAATCCAGCTATATTTCTTGCCTTTGGATTTACCCGATTGCTTGACTTTGTTTAGAATCAGCCCTGTGGAAACGTGAATAGGTTCAGCGTTGGTGTTTGTCACCATTCCGTCAAGTCGTTCAAGCAAGGTTTTGCCCTGTTCTGAACCTTCCGCAAAGCGGCGGTTGATATACATATCGACCAGCACTTTGCCACTTTCCTTGCGTACGTTCTTCGCCCACGCACCGACGTGATGTTTGTTCACCGCTCGAACATCTTGGGCTGAAACGTATTTACCTTCGATTTTTGGATGCCCAAGCGGCATAAAGTTGCCCTCTAAGCTGTTGTAGCTTTTATTGATTTCATCCGCAGGATAAAGTCCGTCGTTCATCACAACATCATCAACAATCGGCACAACGCCGCGGATAATCAGGTGTTGATCTCCGTCAATAGATTCTGTGCTGATATTTTTGCTGTTAATGACGGTGACGATGTTCACGTTATTTTTTGACATTTTTTAATGCTCCTACCCATTGTTTACGTTCTTTAGCCAACCCAACAAGGAGAGGCTCAATATCTGTTTTACCGTCGGCATTGACCACAACCACAGACTGCTTGCAGTAACAGTTGAATTGGTTGCCGTCTCGGCTATACCATTCGCGCACCTCTGCAACATCGAAGTATTTGCCGTGGCGTTGGGCGTGTGCTAATCGCGTAGTAGCTTTGAGCGCTGAAAAATGTAAGAGCTTGGTGTTTAGCCCAAGTTCTTCTTTTGCCTCTTCCGCCTCTTGCCATTCTGCCCGACGATATGCCGCCAACTGGCTTGATTGCGCTATTCGCTTCGCCCGTTTTGATGACACATCAAGTTTTTGCCGAATCTCACGGGCAGTTTCTTTCACGTTTTTGCCGTTTAAAACCGCCTCCGTGATCACCCCCGCCAAAGATTTTCGCAACTCGTCGCTTAAACCTTGCCACTCGCTATAACTTGCCATGTGTGCAATCGCCAATCGATTGAAGTACGCAGGACTGAAAACGATTGATGATAAGTTTCGCTGACTGCGATAAGCCTCTGATTGCAGACCTAAATCAGTGACCGCAGACTGAGTGCCTTTTAGTGCTGCTTCGTCGATATAGGAGTCAAACCAGAGATTTTCGCCTTGAGAACCATTCGACAAAATCTCTTTGTCGATAATCTTTTGCAAGGTTTCAAGCAAATCCGCCAACTCAGTCGCAGTAAGATACGAAGGAAAATACTCAAAATTATTTGCTTGCAGTCGCAGTGACATCTTTTGCAAGATTTGTTGCTTAATGGAGCGCTTAATTTGTGAGTAAATGACATCAATGTGACGAAATAGCTTGGCAACCGACACTCCCATATTGAGCGGATCGGCTTTATTTGTCGGAATCCGCAGTGGCTTGATTTTCGTCTTGATCTTCATTTTCGTCGTCAATTGTTGGCGGAATCAGATTATCAGGCAGAGGTTCAAACCCTAAAGATTCGCGGATTTCGTTCGCTGTTACCGCGGCAAAACCAAAGGCAGACTGCGATGTAGTTGCAACTGAAGCCAAAGCCTGTGCGTTTGCGATTTTCTCTTTTTCGCTTGGTGCAAGTAAGTCAGACCAAGACACTGTGACATCGCTATTTTTTGGCATAGGTAGCACACCGATGAACCACAAGCGATTAAGTAGTTGTGTTATCACATCGGTGAGAAAACCATTTCGACGACCGTTGCAACGGTTTGCCCAGTCGGTTTTGTCCTCGTCACTTGCCAATCGCCCTGTTTGCTGTCCGAACAAAATCGTGAAAGGGATTTGTACTGAGGCGGCAAACTCATTTGCAGAAATTTCCCACGTTGGCTTCGGATCTGCTGGTGCGACTGACAACACAGAGGCATCACCTTCGTGAGTAATCAAGGCTGAGTCTGTTCCTGAGTTGATTTTCTTGATCTTGTCGTTCAACGCATCAGAAAATGAAGAAAACCCAAGGGCTTTTGCGCTGTCTTCGAGCTGTCTCAAATCAACATCTTTTGTTAATTTGATCCCTAATTGTCGGCTTGCGTTTTTCAGAAAACCTTCGGCGCTGCCGCCCGATGTTTTTTCGAGATCAACTAGCTTGTTGTAACCCGCCTCAAGCAGAGGAACTCCAGAATGAGGGGAATTAAAGTCGCCACCCTCATTGAGCAAAATTACACGACTTGCGTGAACCTTGATATTTCGTGACACGCTTTTTTTGCCAAAGGCAGATTCGCTGAATTGATACATCAGCGGTTCGCCGTAATTATCGGCGGTCACATCCTCTTGAAACTCTGTCACTGAAAGCTGTGACTGCCACACGGGGATCAGTTTAACCAGTCCGAACTCTCCAATGCTAGATAGCGCGCCTTGCAAAATAGGCTGATCCCATTGTTGACCATCTCTTACTTGAAGTAATAACGCCGAATAGTTACCGACAAGGTTTCGTCTATCTGCCTCTTTGATTGCCGACCAGTAGCGTTTCATAAAACGTTCAACTTTGGACTCCCATTCGGTTGTCTGCTTTGATTCGTTCTTTTGCTCACCCTCAACGATTACGGGGCAGTCAACCCAACAACCGTCAAGTAAGCGGTTAATCGCTGCAAAAGCGATACTATTGCGCTTATAGGCTTTTAAGAAATGGTTGAATGTTAAGGTATTAGGGTAGCCAAACTCCTTCCATAACGTTCTTCGTTTGATATTGCCAAGCCCTAGGGCTTCGGCTAAAAAAGCCAGTCTGTCTTGCTCTAGGCTCATAGTAAAACTCCTTTGGCACTTTTAACTTGCATCAACGGCGTTAAGGCGTAGCGTAGCGCATCAATAAAGTGGTTATGGGCATCAATCACGACAGGCAATACATCGCCCGACAAGCGGTCGGTTTTGTACGAATAAAGGCGAAATTCGTTGAGCGTT